CTGCATCTGACTCTTCACCATCCTTCTCCACTGACTTAGCGTCTTTGGCTTTGACTTCCTTGTCTTTAGCGGCTTTCGCATCTTTCTTAGCTTCCTTTTCATCAGATCCATCTGAATCGTTAAGGATTTTAAGATCTTCGGAAACTTCTTCTTTCTTTGACGCAGATTTTGATGGTTTGTCTTCAGACCAATCGTCTTCGAACGCACCTTCACCTTGAATACTATCAGAATTTGATTCGGCGGCAAAGTCCATGTCGTCGAATGTTTCATTTACGTTTGGATTGGCGTAAATGGCCGAATTATCCGACGAAATTGCTTCGTCAGCCATTGCGGCACTGCTACTATTGATCATGCATTACTCTCCTTGTTGCATTTCCTGCTGAATCTGCTCTTGCGTAAGTTCCATCTTGCTAGCGTCAGGCCCTAATTGTGCCGTCATAGCTGCAGCCGGATTTGCTTGCGGAAGAGGAGCAGGGGCTGTTTCGGGGATTAAATCAGAAGTATCGAAATATACTGGGAACTTAGACATTGTTGCCAATTCCATTGCGAACTTTTGGTTCTTAGCGGCTTTCTCTTGGCACAACATCTCAACTGCCGCCACATAATCCGCAATTGATTGCTTGATTTCTGGGGGAGTCTTAAGTTTGAACGAAATACTTTCGATATGTCTGTAGAAAATTCTTAAGGTTGCGATAAGGTTGTCCGACTCTTCTGGATCCGGAACATTCTCACCATCTAAGATCATCTCAAGGATGGTGCGAGCGGTGTCCACTCCGTAAGTTGCCTCACGTTTGAACGCATCATTCAGACCCAAGTCCAGCATTTGGATCATCTCTTCCTTACCAAACAGAGGATCTTTCTGATTCGCTGCGTTTAGGTCGATGATGTCTGCAATACGACCAGACTTTGTGTCGGATAGTAGAGGTACGTTCTCAAGGCGAACGTCATAGATCTGGTTGAAGTCCATCTTCTTAAAGGACTTGATCAGATATTCGTTGTTCTTCCCGAGAAGTTTAACAGTACGACCATCAGATTCACGATAGTATTGAGCCATTCTGCTGATCATGAGGCGGTAGACATCAAGAACACGGCGCTTTCTCTTGGCAATTGTGTTACTTGCGCGCTGTTGTTCCTGCTCATCGAGGTATCGGATGGCAGATGCTGCGGTAATCCCTGCCGGTACTTCACCTTTTGAGATCTCAAAGATACCAGATAGGCGACCCATTTGAGTATCGAGGGCAGATTGAATATCGATCTCGCCACGATTTACCCATTGTGGGAATTCTAGCTTTGGCGCGTTTGGCCCTTTATAAACCACTGAGCCGAAGTCATTATGCAACTGCTTCTGATCAACGGATCCTTCTGGCACCATCCACTTTGGTGCCGAACCGACACCATGAGCGCGAGCTGTACCACTGACAATGTTATTGTTCATGCGGATAAGTTGTTCAATGTTGCGGAGATATGAGCGACCCCAGACTTCCCCAGGCACTTCAACATCCACATCAATAACAAATGGCAATTTGCCGTCAGCATATGGGAAGTCCGACTTCTCCAAGATGACTTCGTCACAATAAGTGATCACTGAACCTTTAGGCAGGAACTCAGTTGGCTTGTGCCAGAACTTACGGACAAGCATCATGTCTTCAGGGACTGAGGACATGTTGCGGGTGATGTCGTACTTAACTCGGGTGTTAACCCCTTCGATTTCCTTAGCTTTCCGTGGCCACTTTGCCTTGACTTCCTCAACGTGCATCCACTCAGTAGTCTCAGCACCTTTAACGTCTTCCCAACAATCTGCGCCCATTGGATAGATAAAGAAATTAAGCGGAGTGTAAAGTTTAACACACACATCCCCAATCTTGGGTGCTTCAGATAACATCTTACCTGTGGGTATACCCATTTCATCTAACTCTGGGACTTTGCCTTCACCATACTTTTTAACTGCTTCTTCCCAGGCTGGGGATGTTGGCCCTGCATCCGCGTCCCAGTAAATACCGGCTGCTGATGTACCATAAAGAAAAGTTATACGATCCATATTACGATGAATCTTGTCCAAATCAATCTCTTCAGATCTAGCGTCAAGGAAGATCTTGCACGACTTGGAGTTGTTAATATCCTCTTGCTCGCTGTCATTACGCGGGATCAGAGCTACGTTGACCTTCTGTCTAGATGCCTGAGCAACACGAGCCTCAGTGTATTCGTAAGCCTTGTTAACCTTAATTACCGGCTTCTTAGCAGCAATGCCGCGATCTCTATTGCTTGTGCGGACAAATCCGTCTCCGCCGACATCTTCTCTTAGGTTTTTGTAAAGAGCGAGGTGGCGACGATATTCTTGAAAACGTACTTCGGCAGATTCGTATAGAACGTCAAAGTTATTGTTCAACCATTCAAGGGTATCCTTGTCACTACCTGGCTTATCACGAAACTCGAAAGGTTTCTGATTTGCGGTATAGGAGGTGTCGTCACTAAAATCATCAAATGACTTAATCGCCATCGAAATATCCTTTAATTCATCTACCCTAACTATCTAGATAGATTTTTATATAACTATATTTAGAAGTAAATATATATAGAAGAAGAAGAGTATATATATTTCTTTCCCACATGTATGTATATGGGTACATGTGGTTTTGGAGTACACTACTCTTCTTCTCCAAAATATTAGTAAACTTCTGGTTCATCAATCAATTCTTCTACGTCTTTCTCTGCATCTGCTTGATTTTCCGTGTCCTTTGCTTTCCCGCCCAATGGAACGTAGCTAATTTGGTGTGTGCTATTTCTCAAACCCACAACATATGCGATGCAAACCATGGCGGCGGCAAATGCCAATGTCGCCATAATCGTCGCAACAATTGCTAAAACTAGTACTAAATTCATACTGTCTCCCCTTCGTACTGATCGTCGGAATAGTCATCCAACTCTGGATTTAGGTCAATTCGGTTCTCCTCGATCTCAAATTCCTCGTCATGTTCCGGCACCCAAATCCTACTTTCCGGGTCTTTTACATATCTTTTTCTCGGAACAGATCTTAGGTTTGCTGCGTTAAAGATGTATCGCATTATATCAATCAAGTGGTCATTCTTCTTTGGGATTTTACCAGTTTCATCAGTAATGTAGTTAGCCATCTCCCAAACCAACCATTTACACTCTTTCCCAAACGCTTCCCATAAGTCCTCATTCAAGAAGTCCTTAATAACGGAGAGCTTATTCTCTTTGTCGTTCAAGTCCTTCGTACACGGCATGAGTCCTATGCCATATTCCGCAGCTACTTCGTTAGCAAACCAAGTGGCAGCGTGATCGTACAGTTGATAGACTCTAGACCATGCAATTCCTAAGTCATCCACCATCTTCCGAGCGCGTGGGTAGATCTGCTTAGTCGAAGTCTTTGACTTCTCCCGCTCGTAAATACATGAAATGAAAGTAACTTTACGGGTATACTTATGCACGGCTGCGAATAATACACCAAAGCAGACGACTGAACCTGGGTCAAATCCGAGGAAAAAATCGTAATCTCTTTGGTATCTACGCAACTCTTCAAGTCTTTCTGGCGTGGCAAACTTGACGTGTCTACTTTCCTCAAGCATTTCGCCAGTTCGTGCATCGGTCTTTGCCTGATCAAGCATGGGGAAGATTGCTCTTGCGCCACCTTTTACCCGCTTTGCTTCATATTCTCTTAGCCAAACGTGGTAGTCTCCACGGGCAATAAGTCGTTGTTTTTGTTTTTCCAGCCAATCTTTACTGATATGTGGGTTTGTCCATGTCGGCATGTTGTAATATTTCGATAGGCTATCGTATTTAAATTCCTCGGCAAGTCGGCAGAATAGATTATCTTCTGAGTCCGGAGGTGTTCCGACGATATAGAGCCAGGCATCTTTAGAAGCCAAGTTTGGTTCCATAACATCGTAGAATCGTGGATCGATGTCTTTGAACTCGTCGTATGCAAGTCCGTGTGGGTTTACCCCGGCGTATGCGGGCCAGTTATCCGCCCCATCAATTTTAATAAAAGATCCGTTATTAAAGACTCGACGCATGTCCTGCTCGTAGTCCTTCTCCACATACTTCTTTGTAATTTCAGGAGTGAGAAATCCTTTTAGCCGGTTGTTCTCCCAAACAAGTTCTCGAGCTTGTTTAATTGTAGGAGCAATGTAGTAGTAATGCTGCCCAGGATTGAGCATGGCTTCTCTGTGGAGGAGATATAATGTGGATTCGGTCTTCCCGAACTTACGACCACACTCCACAAAAATACGTTTCATCCCGCCGTATAGTAGCGGTTGAAGTACTTCCACTTGCCCTGAGTGTGGTTGCCACTTACCGCCCAAGTCTTGAATAACTCTGGCGGTAAGCTGTAACCTTGATTGTTCGTTAGATATAAACTGGTTCCTCAGTTATTGGATGGTATCCTACCAACTTCTTTGGCTTTTTCTCTACAACTTCCGCCACTTTTCCGCCAAGTTCGCTTTCAGTATTTTCTGATTCGACAACAATTTCTTTTTGGGGATCTAAGTGTTTTGGCTTTGGCCCTCGTTTCTTCGGTTCGCTCATATCCTAACTCCTTGATCAATTAGTTCGTGTATAGGCAAAATCACAACACAATCCTTGCGAATCGGACGCATCCGTACCATACCCGATGCTGAAAGTGTATCCGATCCACCACCAGCCTCCAACATTAATTTATCTGATAACGCAATCGCCACATGGTTTATGCCAGTCAACGATTTACCGAAGAATAACAAATCCCCAAACCCCGCCACCTTCTGACCAGTCACATGTGAATGGAGTTTGTCGTAAAGTCCTTGGGCCGACATAGCGTTGTTGATTCCAGACGATACAATACCAATAGATTCAAGCAATTCCTGCACAAACCCGCTGCAATCATACCCCTTATCCTTCTTCAATTCTTTTCCACCCCAGACGTAATACGTCCCGATGAATTGAAGTC